TGTTGTGCGCCAATACGACATCAACAACGACCGTATGCCGTGTCGTATTGATGTGCTGTATGGCTTCAACGCCATTCGTCCGCCCATGGCTGTGCGCCTCTGGGGCTAACAGGTAAGAAATAGGAGAACACAACCATGTCACTTCCTTCTGTTGGTGGCGGCTATCAGTTCAACGACGGCAATCTGAACGAAGTCAAGATTTCCGTCGCTGCTGCGCCTGCTACTGCGACCGACAGCGCCACGCTGACCGCCGCGCAATTGACCAACGGCATCATCATCGGCACGCCGACGACGACCGCCGCGTACACCCTGCCGTTGGCCGTTGATCTGGACAACGCGCTTAACGCCGCGAAGGTGGGCACCACGTTTGACTTCCGCATCATCAACACGACGACCGCGGGCGTCATCACGGTGACCACCAATACGGGTTGGAGCATCGGCACCAGCGGTTCGCAGGGTTTGATGACCATTGCGGCCACCGCCGGCACCGTCCGTTCCTTCCGCGCGCGGAAGTCCGGCGACACTACGTGGGCGCTGTACGCGATTTCGTAACCTACCCGGCCCCTGCTTCGGCAGGGGCCACCCCCTTTAGAGGCTTACATGGCGGTAATTTACCTGCAACACCCCGAACACGGAACCAAGGTGGCCATTTCGGACGCCGAGGCAATTTATGACGAAGATTTCGGGTGGATGCGCTATAATCCCGCCGCGCCGGCTCCTGCGCCTAGCCAGGAACTTGCTAACGGCATGTCCCGCCGCCGGCGGCCGCGTGCGGTGAAGGAGAACGAGGACGATGGCAACGGCGGGTGAACAGATAAACGGGGCGCTGCGGCTTCTCGGAGTACTGGCCGAAGGCGAAACCCCTTCGTCAGAAACATCCCAAGACGCGCTTAACGCGCTCAACCAAATGATTGACAGTTGGAACACCGAACGGCTGACGGTGTTTTCGACGCAAGACCAAGTGGAAACTTGGCCGCCTGGCGCCATATCTAGGACGTTTGGCCCGACCGGCGACATCGTAGGCAACCGGCCTGTTTTGGTAGACGACGCCACCTACTTTCGTGATCCCGCCAGCGGCATCTCATACGGCCTCAAGCTGATCAATCAGCAGCAGTACAACGGCATCGCCGTCAAGACGGTCACCAGCACGTACCCGCAGGTGCTGTGGGTCAACATGACCTACCCCAACATCGAGATGTATGTGTACCCGGTGCCGACGAAGGTGTTGGAGTTCCACATCGTATCCGTGCAGCCGCTGTCGCAGCCGGCCGGCCTTACGACTGAATTAGCGTTCCCGCCGGGTTATCTGCGGTGCTTCCGGTATAATCTTGCGTGTGAAATTGCGCCCGAGTTTGGGGTTGAGCCGTCGGCGCAGGTGCAGCGTGTCGCTATGACATCCAAGCGCAATTTGAAGCGGATCAACAACCCCGACGACATCATGGCGCTGCCGTACAGCATCGTGGGGACGCGACAAAGGTTTAATATCTTTGCAGGGAACTACTAGGTATGTTTAATTTTAGCGTATTCACTGCGCGGGCCAGATCTCTGGCCTTTCGGCAGATGTTTACGCTTTTCGGCGTACAGCGCGTGCGCGTGATTAACGTTTTCGCGGTGCGTCAACAGTTCCAAATTTTCCAGCCGGTTGTCGTCGCGCTTAAGGTTCTTATGGTTTACCTCAAGTCTACCGGGGATCGGGCCATTGAACGCTTCCCACACAAGACGATGGATGCGCTTTTTGGCGTACGCGCCGTCAACGCACAGGTCCGCAATGAGGTATTGTTGCCGGTCGGGGCGCGCGTTGACAAACCGAAAGTTCTCGTCGCCTTTCCACGTCTTGCCATTTTTAATCGCCGCAACGGTGGTTATGCTGGTGTTGAAAAAAGCCGCCACCTCCCGCAGCTTTGCGCCCTTTGCAAGCATCTGCTTGGCTTGACGAACTTGATCCGCCGTAAACAGTTTTCCTCTTGCGGTTCGGCGCACCCGCCCATGATTGCTGACCTCGTAGGTCGTTTCGTACCCAAAAACCGGACGCCATTCTTCCACGAGCTGCCTCCTTTAACATCAATGCACTTTAACTACGGACGTATTGGAGGTCAAGCGTGAAGACGCCGATCCTTGGCTCAACCTATGTGGCCCGCAGCGTCAACGCTGCGGACAGCCGCATGGTCAACCTGTTCCCCGAACTCGTGCCAGAGGGCGGCAAGGAGCCGGCGTTTCTTCAGCGAGCACCAGGCTTGCGTTTGTTGGCGACGCTGGGCACCGGCCCGGTGCGCGGGCTTTGGTCTTTTTCAAACAGTTCGACGTATTCGTTTGTTGTGTCGGGTAACACGCTATACAAAATAACGACCAGTTGGGCCGCCACCGCGATAGGTACTGTCGCGGGTACTGGCCCAGTGTCCATGTCCGACAACGGCACGCAATTGTTTGTGGCCGCCAACGGACCTAGCTACATCTACAACACCAGCACTAACGTGTTCGCCCAGATCACGGACCCCGATTTCCCCGGCGCGGTGACGGTTGGGTATCTAGACGGATACTTTGTGTTTAACCCGCCGAATAGCCAACAGGTTTGGGTCACAAGCCTGCTGGACGGTCTTTCGGTTGACCCGCTTGATTTCGCCAGCGCCGAAGGCTCACCTGACGGGCTTGTGGCGCTGATTGTGGACCACCGCGAAGCTTGGTTGTTTGGCACCAACTCGGTGGAAGTCTGGTACGACGCCGGCACCGCCGACTTCCCGCTTCAGCGCATCCAAGGCGCGTTCAACGAAATTGGCTGTGCGGCCGCGTATTCCGTTGCCAAGCTGGACAACGGTTTGTTCTGGCTTGGCTCCGACGCTCGCGGGCGCGGTATTGTGTACCGCGCCAACGGCTACAACGGTCAGCGTATCTCGACCCACGCCGTTGAGTGGCACATCCAACAGTACGGCAATCTGTCGGACGCCATTGGGTACACATACCAACAGGACGGCCATTCATTCTATGTGTTGATCTTTCCCTCCGCCAACACGACGTGGGTGTACGACGTGGCTACGCAGGCTTGGCATGAACGCGCCGGCTGGCATAACGGCGAGTTTACGCGCCACCGCAGCAACTGCCAGATGTCGTTTAATAACGAAATTGTAGTTGGCGACTATCAAAACGGCAACATCTACGCTTTTGACCTAGATGTTTACGCCGACAACGGGCAAATTCAACGCTGGTTGCGGTCTTGGCGGGCGATACCAACCGGTCAAAACACGCTTCTTCGCACAACACACCATAGTTTGCAGTTGGATTGCGAAACTGGGGTGGGGCTTAATGAGCCGCCTAACAGCGTAGATTTGTTTGATAGTGAGTATGTTGTAGGTTATCTTTTAACAGAGGGCGGCGATTTTCTGTTGACTGAAGACGGCGAGTATATCGCAGTCACGCAATCTAACCTTATCACTATGATACCTCGAGTTATGTTGCGTTGGTCAGACGACGGCGGCCATAACTGGTCAAACGAACACTGGACTTCTATCGGGCAGATCGGCCAATACGGCAAGCGCGCCTTTTGGCGCCGGCTTGGCATGACGCTTAAAATCCGCGACCGCGTGTATGAGGTGTCTGGCACCGACCCGGTGAAGATTGCCATTATGGGTGCGGAACTGAGGGCTAGCCCGACCAATGCCTAGCCCGCCCAACATCACCAACATCCCCGCGCCGCGCGTCTCCATCATCGACGAGCGCACGGGGCTAATGTCGCGGGAGTGGTATCGGTTCTTTTTCAACCTGTTCAATCTGACGGGCGGCGGCAGCAACTCGACAACGCTGCAAGATTTGCAGGTCGGGCCGCCGGGCGCTGACGAAGCCGCGTTTCAGGCGGCGCTCCAAGCGTACATGGACGTAACGCCTCCTGTACAAGCAGTCCCCACCCCGTTCGACACGCTAGACCCGCCGGCGTTTCAGGACGTGCCAGGCCGGTTTCTGCTCCCTACCGGCGTAACCCCCGGCGCGTCGCCATACACGTACCAGAACACGTCCGGTCGCCCTGGCGACATGATTGTTTCTGGCGGCGCGGTGTCGGCCATAGATTTTTCACGCAACAACGCAACTTTTTATACTGTGGGGCTTGTTTCCGGTGTATTTTCTTTATCGGCGTATGATTTTTTGCGGGTGACGTACACCGTAGCCCCTACAATGACCTTTATCCCCAGGTAGATGCAGGTGGCGCTTACCAGCTCGCAACAAAGGATGTTCGACAATGGCTGTAACCGTTAAAGTTCTGATCCCCGCTAAAACCGCCGAGAACGCGCAAACCACGCAGTACACGGCGAACGGTGTCACGACGATCATCGACAAGTTCACCGCGACCAACTACAGCGCGACGGCGGCTACGATCAGCGTCAATCTGGTGACGGCGGCGGGCTCGGCAAGCAACAACAACCTGATTGTTCAAACCAAGACCCTACAGGCCGGGGAGACTTACACGTTCCCTGAGATTGTCGGGCAAACCTTGTCGCCTGGCGGGTTTATCTCTACCATTGCCGGCACGGCTTCGGCCATCAACATTCGGTCAAACGGGCGAGAAGTAACGCAGTGACCCTAATCGTTCGCCACCCTGAATATGCTGACCTAGGTAAGTATACCGAACTGGCCTTGAAGTTTATCGCGGCGTCACCCGTCAACGGCGTCGTGCCGATTGACCCTAACGGCGTTGCGGACTTTCTGGTGCGGTCGATGGAAAACCCCGCGGTCAGCCTGTGGTTGGCGGAAAAAGACGGTGTGATGGTCGGCATCTGCGGTGCCTTTCTCTACCCTCTCTACTTCAACCCGCAACACACTATCGCGCAGGAATTGTGGTGGTGGCTGACCCCCGAGGCGCGCGGCAGCGGCGCGGGGCAGGCGCTGTACAAGACGCTGGAAGACTGGGCGCAAGAAAATGGGGCGGCAGCGCTTTTTATGATTGCGTTGGACGACGATAGGGTGGAAAAAACCAGCAAGTTCTACGCACGCGCCGGGTTCAAGCCAATGGAGCGGACGTTTATTAAGGGGTTAAGCGCATGGGTGTAGCAACCGCTATTGCTGGCGCCGCCGTTTTAGGCGCCGGCGCCAGCATATACGCAAGCAATCAGGCGTCCAAGGCGCAAAAAAGCGCCGCCAACCGCGCCGCCGACTCGCAAATGGCGATGTTCAATCGGCAGGTTGAACTACAAGAGCCGTTTCGCCAAGCCGGCCTAACCGCGCAGAACAAAATGTTGACGGTTCTAGGACTTGAGGGTGGCGACCCCAACGCGCCTGACTTTGGTCGGTACGCCAAAGATTTCTCCATGGCGGATTATCAAGCCGACCCCGGCTACGGCTTTCGCATAAGCGAGGGTATGAAGGCGCTGGAACGGTCGGCGGCGGCCCGCGGCGGCCTGCTGTCCGGCGCCACGATGAAAGGCGTTACGCGGTTTGGGCAGGACACGGCGGCCAATGAATACACCGCCGCCTACAACCGTTATCAAGCCAACCGCGCCAACCAGCTTAACCCGCTGCAAAGCCTGTACGGGGGCGGCCAGACCAGCACCAACCTGCTGTCCAACGCGGCGGGCCAAGCCGGCCAAGGCATCGCAGGCGCTGAGATGGCCGGCGGTCAAGCCCGCGCGTCGGGGTACATAAACATGGCGAGCGCGCTGAACCAAGGCCTTAGCACCGGCGCTAATCTGTACATGCAGAACCAGTATCTAAACCAGCAAAACCAACTTAACGCCGCTAGAACAGCGTACTATACAGGTATGACACCTCAAGGGCCGCCTTTACCGCCGGGCTATGCGTTCCCGTCGGCTACAACATAAGGGACCAAAACATGTCCGGTTCTTTCCCTGC